AAAATGCCCTTGTCTATGATGCCATCCTCTCCCTATACAAGTCCTCACAAGGGGTAGACGTGATGACCATAAAGACAGAGCTTCAGAGAATAGGCAAGCTCAAAGAAGCGGGAGGAGGTGGTTACCTTGTGGCGCTCACGGAAAGGGTATCCTCTTCAGCGCACATACAGAACCACGCCATGCTTCTTATGCAGATGTACGTTAAGCGTAAGAGTATCGAGGTAGGTTATAACCTTGCAGAGCAATCATACGAGGAGGATACGGATATATTCGAGTTGCTTGATGGCTCTTACAAAGAGCTTGACAAGATTTCCGATTGGCTTTCCATTAAGCAGCCTAAGGAGATAGGCGATTATCTCACAGAAGTTCTCAAGACCAAGGCCGAGAGGGCGGGAATACCTACCGCAGTGAGGGATATTAACCTCAAGCTCAACGGATACCAACCAAGCGACCTTGTAATCATAGCAGGAAGACCTGCCATGGGAAAGACGGCATACGCTCTAAGTGATGCGCTTCATCAGGCACGATTAGGCTACCCCGTAGGGATATTCTCCCTCGAAATGAGCGCACGACAACTAACCGCAAGGCTATTTGCCAACTATGCGGGGATAGATAGCAATAAGTTAGCTATTGGTACACTCTCACAGAGTGAGATGGATGTAGCTGTAAGTGTCCGTCCTTCATTCGGAAAGTTGCCGCTGTATATTGATGACGAACCTTTTCTCACTCTGTTATCGCTTAAAATCAAAGCGAAAAAGTGGGTGAGAGAAAAGGGAGTGAAGGTTATATACATTGATTACCTACAACTCATTAGCAATAATCAAAAGGGACGCACACGAGACCAAGAGATAAGCGAAATATCCCGTACTCTCAAAGGATTGGCTAAGGAATTAGATATACCCATCATTGCCCTATCCCAACTATCCCGCGGAGTAGAGACACGAGGTGACAAACGACCCATGCTTTCAGACCTTCGAGAATCGGGAGCCATAGAGCAGGATGCTGACAATGTACTATTCCTCTATCGCCCTGAATATTATCAGATACCCCAATGGGAGGACGGCACGCCAACCGATAACGAGGTAGAGGTTATCATCTCAAAGTTTCGCAATGGAACGACAGGAGGGATAATAATAGGCTGCCAGCTACAATACATGCGCTTTTTTGAACGAGGAGGAAGCGTAAGCATGAATATTCATCAAGAAAATAATTTACCAAAAATTGACCCTAAAAACAACAGTCCATTTTAAAATGAAAAGTACAAAATTTATAACAGAACTCAGAACGAGGGGCTTACAAATCACAGAAAAGGAAGCGCAACACCTCATGGAAATAGCTGTATCTAATTACCGAGAAAATCAAGTAAAACCAATTCTTAAGCGGGAAAATATGGCGCATTATATGATTATGGCGTTATCCTATTGCAAAGCTACCAGTGAATTACTTCACATGATTGATGAAAGCTATCCAAGGTTTAGGCTTAAACAGGTATTTATGGAATGCAAGAAGAAAAACAACGAAGTAGTAGAAGAGTTTGAAAAGGCCAATAAGATAGACCCACAGATACTCAATGCTTTCAGTGCATACGCAAACGATTTAACTGAGATAATGTATTTACACATGGACGACATTAATAAAGAGAAAAAAGAACAAAAAGCAAATGAAAATCATTGACCTTTTTAGCGGGATTGGTGGATTTGCACTCGGCTTTCAGAGAGCAGGCTACCAATTCACAGAGCATTATTTTTCAGAAATAGACAAACACGCTATTGCTAACTATAAACACAATTTTCCACATGCAAAATACATCGGAGACATTACCTCTATTCACGGAGGAGACTTTACAGACATTGACATTATCACTTTCGGTTCGCCTTGCCAAGATTTCAGCCTTGCTGGAAGAAGAGCGGGGCTTAAAGGAGCCAAAAGTAGCCTTATCGAACACGCAATTGCCCTCATTGCTCAGCTTAGACCAAGTCTTTTTGTCTGGGAAAATGTTAAGGGAGCATTCTCCTCAAATGCTGGCGCAGACTTTTGGGCGATTATCAAAACGCTTGCCAACATTGGGGGTTATACAATCGAATGGCAATTGCTTAATACAAGCTGGCTTTTACCCCAAAATAGAGAGCGGATTTACCTTATCGGACATCTTGGAGGAAAAAGTATCCCAGGAGTATTTCCTATCGGAGAAAATGATAAATTACTTGACAGGAAGGCAAGGGAAAAAGGTTGGAGAGGTAGAAATTTCAAAACTTCACTTGCACGAACAATAACAGCCCGCTACTCCAAGATGGGGAGTTATGATACTTATATAGTCCCCAAGGTTGCTGGTACCCTCACAGGTGGAGGACACTCAGGAGGCTTACATTCCGATATGACCGTGATACAGATAAACCCTTCTACTGAATCCAACGGTAGACAACCCTATCAACAGAATAGAGTGTTTGATGTAAGGGGAATAAGTCCAGCCCTAACAAGACATAACAGTAATTATGCCATTAGTAGAATGCGCCGCTTAACAGAGAAAGAATGCGAGCGATTGCAAGGTTTTCCCGACAACTGGACACAATATGGCGATTATAACGGAGCTATCAAGCCCATAGCAAAGACACAACGCTATAAGCTCATAGGTAACGCTGTAACCGTGGATATAGTAGAATTAATAGCAAAACGATTAAAAAAACATACAAAAATGAATAAAACAATTCAAGAACTCGTCCCACTTATCCAAGAGTGGGCAAAAGAAAGGGGGATATTTAAGAAAAGCACCCCATTTGACCAACTCCTTAAGACACACGAGGAGGTTGGCGAGCTTATTAATGCGTGTTATGACAATGACAAATCTGCTATCCAAGATGCGATAGGTGATACTATGATTTGCCTTATTAACTATTGCGAATTTATAGTAGAAGATGTATTACTGTATATAGAGACTGCAACTGAAATACTCCCTTGTAAAAAGGTGGATAGAGTGTTACTTGCTGTTGGTGTTAATTCTCATTTAAGTCTTATATTGAGTAAATTTGCATATAAAAGGAATGGAGTCAGTATACCTGATTTCGATGATATGTTAGAGTTATTTAATAGCCTTCATAATATAGCTCTCTTAGAAAGCACCACCCTTGAGGAGTGCCTAAATATCGCCTACAACGAGATAAAAAACAGAACTGGAAAAATTATTAATGGTAAATTTATAAAAGATGAAATTGCTGAGATAGAAAACGATGAACGCTACCACTATGCAACCGCAAGCGTCTTAATAAATGCCCCTTTGGCACTTATTCAAACAGAGATGAAAGCTAAGTTGAATGCCTACAAAGGTGTTCTTAAAAAAATTAAAGAGCTTGAAGGAGTAAAAGATGAGTGACTCAAAATCTAGGTATGAGTTTTTAAAGATACCTTATGATGGTGACTTTGTATATGTTAAAAGGCACATGTTCGAAGAGGAGCTAGGTGGAACAAAAATACACTTTTTTGAACCTGGTTTTATTTTTGACGATTGTGAAAATAAAATAATAAGAAAAGATGTTTTTTGGGAAGATGCCTCAGTGAGAGGCTATAAAACTAATGGTTTCTTGTTTTCAAATGAAGAAGAGTGGAAGGAGTATGCTAAAAAGAAATTTTTAGCATGTAAAGATACTCTTTTGGTAGAGGTAGAGCCTGAAAGCGATAATGAGATTTTCGACTTAGAATTTCATTGGTGATATTGAAAAAAAGATTTTATATGAAAAACCTGACAAAGAAAGAAATAGACCAATATTGTAGAACTGTCATACATCACTTAATAGATGCTTATGATATTTTTGCGTTAGATGAAGCAGGATTGTCACAAGATGAAATATATGCCATACTTACAAGAATAAAATACTATGCAAATAAATACAAAACTGACCACACCCTTTACAACAATACTGATGACATACTAAACTCTATTAGAAAGAAAAGAGAAAAAGATGAAGCTAAGAGAAATTGAAATTAGTAGCGCCGAAGCAATAGAAAGATTGGATAATATCTTTTTAATAAATTCTATTTTCTTCTTAATTTTGGGGATTATTGTTTTATTTAGTGCCTCAAATTATAATAATTACAATGAAAAGAGCAGGCGAAAAATTATGGCTTCGGGTGTTATAATAATTGTTTTAGTTCTTGTGGCGCAACCACTATACTTCAAGTTTTGACGTTAAAAAGGATCAGCAAATGATGAATGAAATTGATAAAATGGCTTTATCACTTAAAAAAATCAAAAAGGGCTTTGTTATTTTTTATGAAACACCTAGCGAATCTACTCCAGCAAATTTTAAAGTTTTTGATAATGTATTCGACGTTTTTAATTTTGCAAAAGAGAATAAATTTTTAAAGGGTTTTTACGCAGAAAAAAATGCTGGGCTGTTTATGAAAGTTTAGATGCGCTGAAGCAAATATGCGATTGTCAGCGTATTATTAATGAAGACCTAGCAGAGTATAAATTTTTGGGACTAAAGAGGGAGATATAAAAAAGATTAATGTTTTTAGTTTTAAAACAACTATGAATAAAGAAAGAAATTGTCAGCTTGCTTGAAATCAAAAAATAAGCAGGCAAAACTCAGGCGATACTCTCAGCCTAAAGATCAATTCACATTATCCTGCCTTCCATGCTTATTGATTTAGATAGATTAATTTTGTATTTTTACAAATTATTTTAAAATTTATTTGTATTTTTACTAATAAACCCTTGACAAACTTGTAATTTTACAATATAATACACTTATTAATTTGCAAATATGCAAGAAAGGATTAAAAATGTTTTTTCAAGAGGGTAAAGGTTGGTTATTGGGTGTTGTTATGGTTGTAATTATCGGAGGTTTTATTGCAGCAGCTTACGTGCAAAAT